AAATCTAAGCCTAACATTACAGATTACTCATTAAACTGTCTGCAATGGCAATCAACATCGGATCGTCAGTGCGTTTTAAGTTCATGGTGAAGTCAATGGCACGTGGTGCGCCATCGCCAAAGAATTCTGTGCGGGTTTCTTGGATGTTTTCGATCACAAAAAAGCCGATGATTTCAAAGGTTGCACCGTCAATCAGTGGAAAGGCACCGCCACTGTCTGCCATTAATTCCAACGCTTTAATGGAAAATCTGCCGCCCGTGATTTCGGGGATTAGTCGCCCGCCGATTGTCACGGTTTCGCTTTCCTTACCGGTGAATTGTGTTTTTGGCATTGCCCCGACAATGGCATTGGTTGGATGCCGCCAATTTGATGTGCGGTCTAAACTTTGAAAAGGCACGGTTTTCCGAGTGAACACAAACATGCCCAATGTGGCAAGTGCGAAGTTTTGGAACATTATTTTTCTTCCTTAACTTTGACTGTCATTAATGCCAATAAAACATCAATAAAAATAATCCAACCCCACCCGTCAATGTTGTGATACATCAAAAAAGTGGCGTACCCTGTGACGGCAATAATTGATAAAAAATAGAAAAAGAAGATTAGAATTGATTTCATGTTCTATCCTAAAGAAAAATGCGGTCAAAAATCCCGTGATTTCTGACCGCACTTGATGAATTAGCGAAAGAGAAATGCAATGCCGAAAATCACAAGCAACCAAAAGTTAATGGAAAGAATGAAGATTCCACGCCATACAATATACCGTGGCATATTTAATAAATAATCAATCAGTTTCTGTTTCATTTCGTTCTCTTGCTTTTTCTCGCCATTGCATTAATTCGGAAAATGTCATTTGCTCAAAGGCTTGTGGTGGCCAATGAAAAATCAGTGCAATGTCCGCCATGGCATCTTCTACCGTGGCGGCAATCATTATTCGGTCGCTTCCACTTCCGAGTTCTTCCCTAAAAAACCGACAGCCGCCGCAGCAAGCTCGGTGAAGTCCGCCACTTCCATGCTGACAAAATCGGATTTGTGTAAAACAGGAGTGGTGACACGTGCAAGTAAAACTTGTAATGCGTCCACATCCATTTGCAACACATCAAACATTTTTAAACCTTTTAATGCGGGCACAGTCGGTTTATTGACGGTGATTTCCGTGATTTGGTTTTCGCCACGAGTAATAGAGTTGGTTAACGTGATGATTTTGGTGTTTTCTGTTTTCATTTTATGTTTCCTTTAAAATCCCTCTTTTTTGTAAAGAGGGCAGGGGGATTTAATAAAAGCCCCTTTCGGGGCAAGGTGTGTGTGAATTAAATGCCGATTGCAGAACGATGTTCAGCTAAACGATCAGTACCGCCAACAATGAAAACGGAATTGATTAGGTCAATTTCCACGAGGTCTTTGCCGTTTTCGATGATTTTGTAGTAGGTTAATGGCACGGTGTAGCTTTGTTCGGTGTCATCGCCCGATTTACTGGTACCGTTGTCAATTTCGCTGAAACGACCACGCATAACCAGTTCGATTGCCGTGACTTCCTCGGTGTCGTCTTGTTGATAGGCGCCCGCAAAACGTAATGCTGTGCCGTCAATTTTTCCGCCGAATTCTTTGATAAGTTCGGTCATATAACCGCCCATCTTGAATTGCGCTTCTAAGCCTTCTACCCCTAAATTCACTTTTACTGGACCAAACATTCCGCCTGCGCGGTATTCTTCCAGTTTCATGGCTAATTTAGGTTGGGTGATTTCGGTGACTTGACCACGGTAAGAATTACCGTCAGCCATAAAATTCATTAATTTGAGTTTACGAGGTAATGCCATTTGTTATGCTCCTACTTTGGCAATCTCTGCGGCGAATTCCACAAGGTATTCATCGCTGATGTATTGGTTAAAGCCTAATTGTTCTAATGGCGGAACAGGGCAGTAGTCATAAGACACAAGCAATTTTGCATCTTTCAAGGTTGCGGCAGTGTTCAGTGATGAATTGATAAATGCTTTACCACCGACTAAGTAACCTTTCGCCACATATTCACGCCATTTCGCATTGATCGCTTCCACGATTTCTTTCACCAACATCACGCTGATGTTTTTATCCACGGCCCAATCAAAAGATTGTGCGATGGTATCTTTCAACACTTGTGCGGTGCGGGTGTAGTTTTCGTAGATGAATAACTTGTCGGCGGAACAGGTGCGCAAGCCCCATAATTTGAAGCCATTGTGATTGACGCAACAAGTGATGCCTTGTTCGTTCAGATAGTTGACATCGGTCGCACTGTCGTTGATGTCAAATGAAAGCGGTTTCGTTACGCCAGTGACGCCAGTTAAACCTTTATTAGAAATGCAAGTGTGCCAGCCGTATTCTTTATCTTGATACGCTCGCATTGCCGCCGCGCGGACAACGGCATAATCCACTTCGGTTGCTTTGGTGTTCGGGTTGAACGATAAGAAGTCACCGAAAATCAGCATTAATTCACGCTGTGAGAAATTACGGCGATAAGTCACCGCTTCTTCTTTGGTTTTGGCTGAACCGCACGATGCATACACAAAGCCATTCAATTTTTTCGCCACGCTTAAAAGCTCGGTGGTGACATCTTGGCTATCATACTTCGGCACGCAGAAAATACGTGGTTTCACGCCACAAACGGCAGCAGAGACTAAGAACGCTTTTAAGCCAGTGTAATTGCCGTCGCTGTCCACTGTGCCGATGACGTTTGCTTTCATGGTGCTTTCGTCATCGTTTTCTTCCACTCGAATGACGACCACTTTACAATTCACGATGTCCGCAATGCCATCCAATGCACGGGATAATGTACCTTGTTTACCGGCTTTCGCTTGGACTTCGGCGGTGATGCCAGTTAAAAGAGTGGGTTTGTTGAGTGGAAAAACCGATGCATCAGCATCAGGTGCGGTTGCCACTAAACCGATAACTGCAGTGGATGATGTGGTGAGTGTTCGCAAGGCTTCGGCAATTTCCGTTACCTTGACCCCATGGAGATATTCATCAGACATAATTTTAGCCCTATGGTTTCTATTGGTTTGAAAAGATGTGGCTATTTTGTAAGGATTTAAAATCGAGGGGTAGCGCTTGGCGTTGTGGTATTTAAACTAACAAAGGGCGGTTAGGTAAAGTCGGACGGATAAAAACGGCGGAATTACCCGCCGTTTGTCTTAAACCCTATCGGGCCATGGATCGGATGTTGTCCACATCATTGCTGGCGGTCTTAAGTTTTTTGGCCCGATATCAGGTATTGCATCATTGCCTTTTACTTTTGGATCTGTATGGTATGGAGTAAAGCGCATAAAATTAGAATCGCCTACACCTCCCACATAAATACCCACAACAGCTCGATTGGTGTCATCATCAAACAAGCTAAATCCACAAGAGTCGTCAGCTCTAAAGCCAAGAGGGATACCCCCTTGACTAATAACCTCAACGCGACCTGCTTGTCGTGGGCTATAACCTTTTTCGGTTTTACCCAAATAACCAAACAGCCCCCAAGATAACCCGCCCATGTGGCATGATACAAGGTTGCCTTGCCTGCGGAATTTAATGTAAGCACCAGGCTTTAGGTTTTTAGTCACGGCATTTACCAAACCAGTATCTCCATCGGTGACCATCCATTTTCCGTTGCGTTTTTGCCATTTCCATGCGCCCACTCGGCCGCCATCTGACGATTCATAAATGGTGCCATCCGGCTCATTTCCTGCTATTTTTCCGTCCGTTGTATCTGGTTTATCAGGTCGTCCATTTCCAGTGATTGTTGATGAATCACTGGATTGGCTGCTACCACCGCTACCATCTGGAATTTTTTTCTCAATTCGCTTAATCTCTGTTCCTACAAATTCAGCGAATTCTGATATGTTCGCTTGAAATGTCATTATTTGTTGTAACCTTTATTGTATGCGTCTTTTAAATTAACACCGTCTAGATCTGTGAACTTCTGGCTAAGCATAGTTAACGATTCATTAGCTTGTGAGATTTTTTGAATAAGCTTATTCAAGCCATCTTCACCTGTTTTCATGCCGTTTAACGCATCGGCTAATTCCTTGATAGTATCTAATTCAGCCGCTACGTTACCGCCTAAGATTTCGCTTTTCGCATCGGTTTTAGCTTGATTTACAAGCTCAAGGATTTTCTTAGCGGATAAGGTTGAAGTTTCATTAGTCGCACTGTCATTAATGCCCGCTGCACTGCCAGATAAACTTCTGACAGATTGATATAATTCATTGATTGCACCAACAAGCGTTGTTTTTTCTGTTGTGCTTAAAGTTGTTAAATTGCCGATAAGTTTAGTAATTTCCTTATCTTTCATGCCTACAAATTCGGCAAATTCAGTTAAAATTTGTGTGATGTTTTGTTGTGCCATTAAAGCGCTCCGATGTTGTAGTGAATTATTAATTCGTTGATGTTTGGTAGTTTTCTTGTGTCAAGATCGCCGCATATATTGGCATAGCCTTTTTGGACGGTGATTTTGTGCTGTTGTTTAGGTTTGAGTGTCACTTTATGCTTGGCTTTCGCCTTAGTCTTTATACACATTTCACCCCCTTGTTACATCCCGTTTTAACCGCACTTTGCCACCGCAAAGGGTGCTAATTAATCCGTTCTTGTCAGTTTGTTGCAAATCCCAACTCGCCACAGCCCAATCTGCATTTTCTGTTTGATCATGCGACACATGCAGTGTGATTTCGTTTTCTTTCACCGTTAAGCCATTTGATGTTGATAGCTTAATGGTTTCTGATTGACTTCGTTCCGGCACGATATGCAAATCAAATTGACTCCCTGTAAAGTCCATTGGGGTGTCGTCGTCATTAGTGAAAATGAGCGTTTCGAATTCATCATCCCCACGTATCCAATCAAAAATTATTTCACTCATTTTGTATTACCTTGATTGAACCGATAATCGCGCTGTTTGCCGCTTATTTCGCTTTCGTATGCGGTTTTGCAATGGTTTTTATCTCTAAACAGCCAATTAATAAAACGATAGAGTACGCGCCAGCGTTTTTTTGGTTGTTCGGCTAATATCGCCCCGCGATAGGTGCGACTTGATAATGTTTCGTCTGCTGCGCCGCCTGTTAAGGCGTTGAATAATTGGTCAATGGCGATGATGTTGTGATAGAAATATCGTTTCAATTCCATGCTTCAATTTCCTTTTCAAGTGCTTTCAATTCTTCCATTGTTTTTAATGTTAATAGCCGATCTTCAAATGCTTGTCGCTGCCCGATAATTACACCAATAGCAACCGCAAACTGCGACGCTTTCTCGATAACTTTCTCAACCAACACATCAAAAGGAACGCCACGCACTCTTGCGATTTGTTTAAGCATTGGGGTGTCAGCTTTATTATCAGCTTTCCATGCTAAAGCCTCTTTCTCTTGGCGATAGAAACTTTCAATCTCTGTTTGCGGATAACCAACCAGTAAGTTAGATTTAAGCGTATCGGCTTTATTGGCAAGTGTTGCGAGTATTGCCTCTTTGCGTCGCGTAAACAGCTCAGCAATCTTCGCTTCGTCTTTTACCCACGCTGCACCATTCCATTTACATGGTTCAGCAAGTGGCGTAAGTGCGGTTAAATTTTCGGGTAATTCACCTAGTGCGGTGTGTTCGACCTTTTCGCCTGTTTCCTTGCTGTAATATGTGCCACGGCGGTCAACTTGGTATTTCCAACTGTTGTCTGCTCGTACAATGACAAAGCCTTGTTTCGGTTGTGGCGGTGCATCTAAATAACTGCCTGCAGAAAGGCTTCCGCCCTCACTCACATATTCGGTGGTGCTGTGGCTGTAAATACCTTGATTGTCAGTGCAATACACAGTGATTTCACCACTTGTTTCGGCAAAGCCGGATTGATTAAATGTTACTGTCATCTTGTACTCCTTATTCAGCTAGGCAGATGTAGTGATAGGCGATGTTGCGTGGTCTAGTTTCGTTTCCAACGCGCTGTCTATAACTATTAGCTATAGTAGATGGCACTTTAGATGCATGGTACGTTCTCACTTCGCCACCATCTTTTAGGCTATGATTATTACCTTGTCTACCGGCCGCCATAGCGCTCTTATGGACAAAAGCACCTTCTGTTGTTTTGTTACTTGTGTTATCCCAGATAAACACACTAACATCACTTTCCCATTCATACGAATCGCCTCCTACTGTAGGAAGGAAGTGTACGTGGTCTTGAAAGACATCTCCCTGCGCAGATAACAACGCACGACCTGCATCCACACCACGCCCATTATCCAAGCCTCGGATAAATTCGCCACGCATATCAGGGAGTGTGCCTGATGGGTATTTCAACGCAAGCTTAGGATAGCGCGACTTGTCAAATCTTTGGCCGTTCATGGCCAAGCACCCTGTTGGTACGGTAGAGAGCGGATAAGGAATAGGGATACCAATAAATAAATCATGTAAGGCATTAAAATCAGCGGCGCTGGCTTTTTCCCCGATTGCTGCAAGCAACGTAGATTTTAAATTTGCATCACCTGCCAACGCACGGGCTAATTCTTCCAACGTGTCCAATGCCGCAGGGGCTGAACCCACTAATGCCGCAATCGCAGTTTTCACAAATTCTGTCGTCGCAATTTGGGTGTTGTTGGTGTTTGGATTGGCAGTAGGGGCGGTTGGCACGCCTGTGAACGCAGGGCTAGCTTTTGGGGCGTAGCCTGTGCGGTCTCGGTTGATGGTGTCTACTTGGTCTTTTAAATATTTGGTACGATTGGCGAGCTGTTTTGCTTGAATGTTAATTACGCCAAGCTCTCCACCTAGCACCTTATCTTGTTTTTCAATGAGATAAATATCTTCTTCCCATTGTTGTTGCTCAGTAATTTTTCCCATTTATACTTCTCCAAAAGTAAAGTTTCCGTCGAAATTGATCTCGCCATTCCATCGATGGCCTGCCCGTGTAAAATTGAATGCAACCAGATGACAGCGTGCGGGGGCGTTTTCATTTAAAATGCGCCGCACTTGCTTTGATTCTTCAATAGTAATGGGCTGATGTAGCACAATTTTGTATTCTGCCCAGTGCATTTCTTCATGTTCAAAGGTTTCTGACCCATCAAAATTTAGTTCGCTATTCCATGTTTTAAGTGATTGGTTTTCAATAATATCGACTTCGCCATAACCCACCGATTTCATGACGCGGCGAATCGCTGAAATTGTCCCTTTGTGCTTGTGAATGTGGATGCTATTTAAAATGGCTTGTCGTTTGCTTTCCTCGCTCCATTCGTCATCCCATTCGTCCACGGAAAGCGACCAAGCAAGCCATGGTAAGAGGTTGATAGGGCAATTTTCAGCACTCCATAAGAGGCGAATGGGCACAGGAATTTCCGCAATGGCTGAAAACGTATTCGATAATTGTTTCTCTAGCTTGCTCGACCCTATGGGCAAGAGATAGCTATTCATCTCGGCCACCTACGTTGATTTGAATTTGTGAGCAATATGCAGCTTGGTGAGGTTGCACGATTAAATCTGCAAGCGGCTGTGTCAGTTTCACGTTCTGCACGCCTTCTTGGTGCAAGGCTGAATAAATACCTGAAAGCGTAATATCAATGCCAAGCAAGTGTTGCTTATTTACATAACGGGTGATGGCTTGATTAACATTTGCCATGACAACACTTTCTAGTACTGAGGGATAAAGTGTGAGGGTCGCTCGAATTTCATAAGGTAAAATCACCGCACTTTCGACCAATACCGTATCAGTCAGGGGGCGAATATGCTCGGCATTCAGCTGTTCTTTTACCGCATTAATTAAATCACTGTCGGCTGTTCCTTGCCCCTCCGTAGATAATATGGCCACTTTCACCGTGCCTGCAGTTGGGCTTGTTACATCAACGTCTTTTATTTTTGCAGAGGTAGAGAGCGCATGAAATTCATAGCTTGCGCGGCTACCCGCTGTAGTTAAACCTTCTAATGACATTTGAATACGTGTGCGAAAACGTTCATCATCTTCATATTGGGTAGGAATAGGCGGGTGAGCGTTTAAATCTTCCGCTTGAATGATTAATCGCTTAATGCCGAATAATGCCCCTAATTGGTCTAAATCTGATCCTGTGGCATAAGCAAGCATCACGGCTTTAGCAGATTCATTAATATGCGTTCTGAGTAATAATTCTAAATAAGCATTTTCTTCTAGCAATTTCACTACAGGTTCGCTTTCTAATTGTAATCGAGCCTGCCAATGTTGGCGCATATCGTCATTTTCTTGTAATGACAAGAATTTAGCTTTTCGTTGAGCAAGTAAAGTTTCATAACTGAGTTCTTGCACAACTTTTGGTACAGGCAAATTGTTCAAGTCAATAATATTGTTCATGATTTATGGCCTAATAAAAGATGGTTTTCTTTGATATGTTGCTGATATTGCCCGCGTGCGACATAACTTGCCACAATGCCACCTTCAACCAATTCTGGTTTAAATTGTGTGATCTGTACGCGTGGTTCCCAACGATTAATTGCAGTGACGGCACAAGCCGCCAGTTGTAATAACAATGTGTGGCTAATTGGGCGGTCTATTAACATTGGGATTAAGCTGCCATATTCACGCCGCTGAATACGTGAACCAACAGGGGTTAGCAAAATATCGGCAATGGATTGTTTAATGTGGTCGCTTTCGTTTTTTAATGTTTCGCCAGTGTATCGATTCATTATTCTGGTTTTCCTGTTTTACTTGGGCCACCTTGTACGCCACCGTGTTTATGGTTAATTTGACTGATTCCCCCTGCTGTCATGTCGCCAGTACTTGTTACACTTCCTTCAATTTTTACATCGCCTTTAATTTTTACTGTCGGACAAAAGATTTCGATTTGTTGGCTTGCGTTGATAAAGGCAGATTGAATTCCGAAAACATTTAGTCGTCCGCTTGCTTGGTTGTATTCAATCATCGCACCGTCAGCAAATTCAATTACGTGTTCATCTGGCGATTGGCTTGGGCTGTTTTGTGTGTAAAGCCCAACTAATATGCAGGCAGTGGTAAATTCGCCACTAACGGATAACATTACACATTGTTCACCCACCGTCGGTGGCGACCAGGTTTTGGTTGTACCCGCTCGAAATGTAATAAATGGTAAAAACTCTGTCAGAATGTCACCGCTCTTTACGCGAGCACGTGCGGTGGCGTGATTCACTTCAGCGATCACTCCAAAGCGGATAATGTTGTCTAGTTTTCGTTGTAATTCAGCAGACATAGGCATTCACAGCTAAAGAATATGCCTTATTGTTGGCAATATTGTGTGGTGTGGCGAGTGGGGGCGTGTGTGGAATAGTAGGTAACAAAAAAGGGCTTTCGCCCTTTTATTATGCTCTATCCCACATGGAACTCCGCGCTCTTGCTTGGCGTTGGTTTTCGATGCGTTGTATTTCTTTTGCCACTTGTTGTGCAATGGCTCGTTCGTCCATGCCTTGTGCGGCATTGATGGTGATATTTACGCTCATTGGTTGGCTGGTTTGCGTCATCATTGGACGAGCAGAAATTGGTGCACGAGTATCAACTTGCACAGGGGCGGCAGTTGCAACGCTGATCCCCAATCCGCCCGCAATCAGTGCTTGCTTGCCGTAATTAAGCGCATTGAGTGTATTGATGCCAAGGCGTGATGTAGCTTCTTTGGTCATCACGTATTCGCCACCGTGGAATATACCTTTTGGTTCAAACTTACCGCCATTTCCTGCATAGCCTCCTGACCATTTGTTAATATTTGGCACGTTGTTTTCTGCATTGTTTGTGACATTTGCAATATTTTGTTTTGTTTGTTCAATTTGTTTTTCTGTATCTTTAGAAAAGCCGAGTTTTTCTTTGATCCAATCCACAGTACTGCTAATGGCTTGTTGTACATTTTTAAAACTTTCAAGTACGCCATCTTTTAGTTTGTTCATCATATTATAACCGAAGTTTTTTGCTGTATCGGTAATGCCTTCCCATTTTTCACGGAAAAACTCCCCAACTGAATTTGTGATTTCTCCCACTTTGGCACTTAATACGTTCCATTTTTCTGTAACAGAATTAACAATGTTTTGCCAAATTTGCCCCGCTTGTTCACTTAACCAGTTCCAGCCCTCAATGAGTTTTGCTTTCACTTCATCCCAATTTTGCCAAAGATACACTAATGCACCAATAATTAAGGCAATCACGGCTAGAATTGGATTGGCTAACATAGCTTTCCCTATACCCAAAATGGCAGTTATAGCAACTTTCCCAACCCATAAAAACGTTGAACCCAATACTTGGAGCACTGGTGCAACTAAAGACAAGGTGAAAAGCAAAGGTGCGAGAGCCATCAATGCCACACCAGCTATGGCGGTAAACTTAACTATTGTAGCGATTGCACCTTTGTTTTGGGATGCAAATTGAGCCAACCATTTGACTGCCTCAAATACGGTTTGACCAAAATCCCACAATCCTTGAATCACTTCATTGATAACTGTGCCAATATCTTTTGCCCATTTTTTTAACTCGCCATTCTGTTCAAGTTCATCAAATTTCTTTAAAAGAAATTGCAGTTTATCTTTAATCCAATCAAATGCGCCATTCTCCATGATTTTCATTTGGAAACTTGCCCATACGTCATCAAGTTTTGCCCAAATACCTAAAAGCGTTTTTGATTGTTTTTCCATTGCGCCAGAATATTTTTCATTCCAAATACGTTTGAGCGTTTCTTCAATTTGTTTTCGGTTGTTTTTATCGACACGTGCAGATTGTTGTTTGCCATTTTTATCCGTATAAGTATATTCGATAAATTTTGTTCCTTTTATTGCACTGCCTTTAATCCCAAATTCTTTCAAGCGTTCATTTTCACCTGTTACGGCATCGGCAATTGCCTCTACAGCTTGCATAACGGGTTTTCCCATTGCAGAAGCTGTATCTCCTAATGTTTGCAGTAATCCGTTTGTAGGATCCATGCCGTAAGCGCGCAAACGTACAAAGGCTTCCATTGCTTCATCAAGGTTGGCTGGAGTATCTACGGCAAATTTTTTCACCCAATCAAAACTTTTTTTGGCTTTTTCTGAACTTCCTTCTGTTACCTCTAAAACAGACTGAAATTGCTCAAATTTACCAGCAACTTGCGCCATTCCTACGATACCTCGACCCATTGATATGATCGGTTGCATTATTTGTTGTCCGCCAATAGATGCTTGTACCCCTACGCCTGCAATGTTTCGTCCAGTATTTAATGCAGATGATATTGGAGCTTTAATACGAGCAAATCTTGCTTGTGCTCGTTCAACTAAAGCAAGCATACGCTGATGTTTTGCTAATTTATTATTTGCTTTTTCAACATCTGCCGATAGTTGTTTTTCACTTTGCGCAAAGTGCTTGGTGCTAAATCCCGCTTTGTGTAGTTGTTCTTGTATTTTTTTTAGTTGTTCTACATGGGGTTTATATTCTTTATTAATCTTGTTAATTGTTTCTTTCTCGCCATCAAGGGCTTTTGTTGTGCTTTTTACGGCTTGTTCGGTAGCTTTGCGTTCTGACTTTAACTTTTTAATCTGTTCGTTTGAATCTTTTATTGCCTTCTTTTGTGTTTCAATTTGTCGGGCAATACTGGAACGTGCATCATTAAAGCTTTTAAACCCCATGCCTTTGGCAAGAGGAATAGACATATTGTTATAAACCGATTTTAAGCGTATGACTTCTTCTTTGTGTTTATTTAGTTGTTGTGTCGCATTGCCTAGTTTCCCTGTAATGCTGTTAAATTTAGCCGTATTTGAATCCACGGCACTTTGTAATTGTTTGCTGTTTGCTTTTGCAGTATCTAGTGCTTTGGCATAGCTATTCGTTTCGTTACGCAGAGCTTTAAATTTTTCAGCTAAATTTTTAGTTTTATCCAATCCGCTTAATGCTTTTTGAGCATGTTTCACTTTTTCAGCTAATGCTTCCGCTCTACCTGCTATCGCCTTAATTGGTGCGGTTGCTTTATCTACTGAATTTAGGATAATTTGAATTTGTAAATTATTCATTTTTTCGCCTTATTTTTATTGACAAATAAATGTATGATTGCTAATAATCAAGAAAAGAGAATAAGGAGCGGATATGAAAAACAAAAGAACATCTCGCACGTTGATTATGCTAAACATTGCTATGTGGAGCCTTGTTATTATTTCCACCTGTTTGCATTATCAATTTAATCCTTTTTCATTTATCTGGTTTGATGTTATCGCACCAGTTGGTCATTTTTTTGCTGTCGTTTTTTCAGCTTTATCTAGTTTTACTGTATCAATGTATGAACTTTTTAAACCGGAAACATTTTGGGGCTGGGTATGGTTTGTAGTGTTTGTCGTGCCAATCATTTGTTTGCCTCTTTATGTGGTTTTATTGGTATTGTTTGCTGGTAAACTTTCACACCATGATACGGTGGTTCCACCTTCTTATTTAAAGCAATTAGCTTTTACTAATTTGTTCTATCACCAATTCATTCAGCATTGATAAATCCTGTTCTGAAATGCCCAATAGTTCCCGTTGGGCATATCTCACTTTAAAATCCTTTTCTTTTGATGGTCGTGCCGTTAAACCGTATTGATGCACTGCAGCAATGGCAGCACTTGAGCCATTAAAACCCACTGAAACTTCGTTACCATTTGACCGCACTTTTAAATGATGGGCAGTGCGAAGTTTGGCGAACATAGCTTTGCGTTTGATTCGTCCTTTCTTTTTTCCAAATTCTTTACGTGGTTTTCTCGGTTCAAAGGCTGAACCATCGGGATTTTGTTGGCGTGCAATTCGGTTCGATTGGCTTTTTCGTAAGGCTTGCCCGATTTTTCGCCCAAGCTGTCTGCGCGCCTGTGGAGAAAGATTGGCAATAAGTGCGGTCAATTTTGCCTGAACTTCTTCTACTGTAGCCATTAGACGATATCACCCTCAAAAATTAATGAATCCCAGTTTTCCAAATAGACTTTTACTCGGTTTGGTTCATCCCATACGGGTTCTTTTGCATAATGGATCTGCACGTTATTCCCGTCTTTTTTCGACACGACACGTTCAGTGAGTTGGATTTCGAAACTAATATCTGCGGTGTTGTTATTGTTGTAATCCACCTGGAATTTAAATGCATTCTCTCGAATTTGTGGATTTTCTAATATTTCAGGTTGATTTGTGCGGAGATAAGCCATCATTGGCACAATCAAGGTGGCAATATCGCCTGCATAATCCGTCACCACGACATTGAGTGTGTAACGATATTCAAAACTAAATGATGCGGCACCCGTTGAGACGATTTGTCCACCGTCCACATAAAGTTGTAGATGGTCGGGATTTTTTACAAAATCGGGATGGCTTTGTTCAAGGATTTTGCGCAGTTGGTTGGGTTTTTTCATTTTTCTGCTCGCAAATTAGTGGTCGGTTGTCTTTATCTACGGCAACAATCAAATGTCCAGTGTCCGTCATCAAATATCCTACTTGATGAATGCATACTTCTGTTATCCTTCCGTCAGGGTAATTTGAATATTTACCAAATGGACCATCTCTAAATGGTACAGTGTACGTGTTTGCTAAACACGGCAATGAAGCGGCAATGGCGAGATAAAGAGTGGTTTTTCTCATTTTCTGAAATTCCGCTGTTGCATTTCATATTTTTGCTGACAATCCACGCAACGGGTTACGCCTTGAATTAATTGGCGGCGTTTTTCAGGAATGGGGATGTCGCAAT